GCTTGCGTTGTTTTACCTAAAGATGAACATGCGTTTCCTGGAGAAAATATCAAAGATAGTAAGAAATTCACATCTAAAAAGAAAATCCTAGCAGTTGCGAATACAATCAAGGAACATGCCTTGTACTATCATGTTGCTCACCTGGATTCACGTGAAATAGATAAGGTAAACATTCTTCAGGCAGTGATGATTGGAATGCATAAGTGCATCCGTGAAACCATTACTCACTTTCAAAAACAAGACAATTCGCTTACTGTAAATGACTTTGCAGCTTTAATTGATGGTAATTACTTCAAACCGTATAATGTGTTTGATGAGAAAAAAGAAATGTTACTCTCTATGGAATCGTATACATTTGAGAAAGGCGATGGCCGATTTATGGGGATTGCTGCTGCTGGGATACTAGCAAAAACCTCTCGAGATACGTATGTATTGGATTTATGTGGAGAACACGAAGAGCTTGTTAGTAGATACGGAATACATACAAATATGGGATACGCCACTAAGGCCCATAGAGAAGGGATTTTAGAACATGGTATCACTCAATGGCACCGAAAATCATACGCGCCGTGTAAAGGACACATAGAACGCATTCTTATATAAACAAGGAATCCACATGTTTCTTATCAATATTCATAATCTTCGTTGTATCATCATTCGTACTATAACCAATTAAAAATTGTTTTTTACGGTCGTCGTATACAAAACCGGTCGTGTATTCCACAGGACATTTATCAAATGTGAATAACATACTGTGTCTTTTTAATCGGTAATTGTCGGTTGGATCGAGAACCACAAACATATGATAATAAAAACGCATGTTCTCGTAACTCACTATATGACATAAAAACCATAGTTCATTGTCGACGTATACGCCGTTTGTAGACCCTCTAACGCGACTAAACAAGAGTGGAGTGTTATGACGTTCATAAATAATTGTGTTACATGTTCTCGTTGTATCATTTTCAGAATCGTCTATCATTTTTCCTAATTGCAAAGGATACCAGTTGTAGACAAGATGCAATGTGTCTTCTGATTTATGATGAAAGAGAACCCAGTTCTTTTCTATTGAATTTTGTTTTTCTATTTTTAAAATATTCGATTTACATATTCCATTCTCATCTATAATACCCCTCTCTACTTCTATTTTATTCGCATTTATGCCGCGATTACATATATAATGCAACTTGTCATTGTAATGTATTAACTTCACATCTTCCAACCCTATATATAAGTTGTCAAGTTCTCTATTATGATGTATTTCTATCGTATTTTTTAACGTTTTGTTGTCGTCGGCGAGAACATAAATATTATTATGACTAATAATATTGTCCTTGTTCTCGTACTCGCCATTAGGAGTAATATGATAGTTCACAAACCGTACGTTAATCGCAAGTTCGCCGCCAGGTAGTCTAACTGTAGAGGGGGTTGACATCGAAAATCCGGCATGTGTATTCATATATTCACGACATAACTGTTGAATAAATTCTTGAGGATGTTCTCCGTTGTCATAAACAGAAAGACGATGGGTATAAAATTTATAATTTGATAATATATTTTTAAAAATAGATACATCAGTATTGGAATTGTTTGACAAAAGCTGGTTAATCTTTTTATGAATATCAATGGTGGTTGGTTTCACATAAAAAGCCATAATCGACAATTCATAATCTAATTTATAATCGTATATAGCCTTTTCGTGAAATAAATGGTCATCGCTATAATGATGTATCCGCTGATAATCAGCCATTAGATAGAATTGATAAGCCAACTTATATTTGCATTGTTCTCGATATAATTTTACAATTTCGTATAAGTTCTCAATTCGTTCTGGATAGTATTCATACGCTTCCATCCAGTAATGAACCGCGTGAAAAATATAATTAGTGTTAAACAAGTTGTTTGAAAAATACAAGGATTTATACGCCCGACCGATTGAATAATAACAATACCATATTTCTTCTTTCCATCCCCCGACTTGAATACGTTTCTTATATGTGTCAATCGCACCTTGATATTGTCCCGAATCCAAATAACTATTGCCAAGATAGAACAAATATCGTTCATTGTTCGGGTCAGTTTCCAACCCTTTCTTCAATAAGCGAATATCGCGTGTGAACTTATCATCCTTTGCGCCTCCGTCCCCGATATCATGAATAAACAAGTCGTTCTTTTGAATACTATCTTGTCTACACGTACGAGGCATATTCATATATTCGTGAGTTACACCCCAATATGAGTAATCAGGACTATTCTTTACAATACGGACGTTTTTATACATAAAACTATCGTTTCCTTGAAATAAAAAATAAGCATCCTTGTCCATAGTCTCTTTGAATTCTTGTATGTCCATAGTACCAACGTTCAGTTTCATATCGGCGTCTAATAACAATATGTAGTCCATATCTTTCATAGAGTGACACGCTTGCAAAGCAAAGTTACGATTAGTAGAGAAATCTACAAAGTCTTTTTCTACTATCTTACCGGGTAATCCTTTTTTCTCAAAATATGTTCGAATAATATCCTTAGTGTCGTCAGAACTACCCGTATCGCAAATACAATACCCATCAATAAACGGGAGAACTGAATCAAAAAATCGTGTTATTATTTTACTTTCGTTCTTGACTATCATATTCAAGCATATTTTAGGCATTCTTGTATGTAGTGAATAAAAAAACACTCTTTAACTTTATTTTTTCTAACTATATAGTAGTTTATAATATGTCATTCACACGTTTTCATGATGATCCTTATCGTATCAAAAAACAACTAGAAGAAACGACTTTTACAGGAAGATATATGTTGAATACTCCTGGACAAGGAGTCGATTTGCCTTTCGTACAAGACCCTCAGTTACGCCTTCAAAAATGGGGGGCCAACCTAAGAAATAATACAATCAATTTGGAAAGTGATTTAATGGGTTTAACAAGACCATTGAACCGAGATTTAGTGAATCAAAACAACCACGCAATACAAGCAGTATCTTCCTCGGCAATCACCTATAAAAACGCAAATCCGATTGTAGATGAATCTCGCACAACTCACCCTGCTTGGAAATTACGAGGTTTAGAACAATCCCGTTGGGAGCAACCTATTTTGGACCCTCAATCAAATCTCGAGAAAAAGTTCCCTAACAATCTTCAAACCAGAATTTTAGAAAAAGACCATTTCAAACCTAAGGTTCCTGTCGTAAATAACGCAAATTCTTTCTACCTTACTGGTTCTTCTATATGCACCAACGGGAAAATAGATAAATGTGTATAAGGAAACCAAATAATCAAACGAAGTAATGTTTTGTAAATATATAATATATAAATTTATATTTACATAATATAAATGGAAGTAATCGTACCGTTATTTGCTTTAACAGGATTGTATTTAATTGATAAGCAACAAAAAGATGAAGAACCTGAAAATTTTGAAAATCATGGTGGTTTACCTAACACAAACATAGCAGATGTGAACTATTTACAAAAAGACCGTGTCGAATCTTCTGAATTAGATAAAACCGCAGAACTTACCGTATTGAATAAATTCAATAACCAATCTGGAGTATATACTGACAAGTATTTTCAACCTTCTCAGAATAAATCCGCCGTGACAAACGATAATTTGGACTATGTTTCACTTAGTGGACAACGTGTAGGAGGAAACTATTTTGAACATAACAACATGACCCCTTATTTCGGTGGTAATAATCGCGGTACTACCAAAGATGCTAACTCTTACGAGGGATTATTGGATTCTTATACCGGAACCGGTTCTCAAGAGATTTCCAAACAAGAGCAATCGCCATTATTCGCACCTGATGATAATGTACAATGGGCTCATGGTACTCCGAATCAAACTGATTTTGTCAAATCCCGTATCAATCCGAGTATGAAAATGGCGAATGTGAACCCTTTTGAGGAACAACAAGTCGCTCCCGGATTAGGTTTAGGATACACAACCGAAGGTGCTGATGGATTTAACTCGGGAATGATGAACCGTGAGTCATGGCAACCCAAGACTGTAGACGAATTACGTGTAGATAGCAACCCAAGAGCCTCTGGAATTAGCATGATGGGTCACGAAGGCCCGGCCAATAGTCATATTAAGCAAATTGCTACTACTGAGCAAATGGGTATTATGGAGAAGCATAGACCCGAACGTGCTTTTGTTCTGGATGATCGCAATGCGGGGGGTGACATTGGACGACTCTTTGTCACCGGTGGTTTAGAGAAAGGTCAATCTCTCCGTTCCATTCCGGTTGAACGTCACGTGACCCGTCCCGATACTAGCACTGATTACATGGGTGTTGCTGGAACTCAAAACGAAGCCGCATATGTTCCAGGTGAATACATGCCAACCCATATGCAACACTTGGGCGCTGTTCCTGTTGGTGTTGCGAATGCCAAAGGTCGCAGCAATGCTGGTGAAAACGATTACAGTATTCGTTCCAACAAAGCATATGCCAATAATCGTTCTGCGAATCAACAAGACAGTTATTTCGGTGCGGTAGGTAACAGTTTAGGCGCTGCCGTCGCTCCATTATTGGACATGCTCAAACCTTCTCGTAAAGAGAACATGATTGGCACTATGCGTCCTTACCAAAATCCAGGTACCGCGGTTGGTCAGAGTTATGTATTCAATCCTAGTGACAAGCCTGCTCCCACCATTCGTGAGACAACTGAGAATTCGAAATTCCACATGAACGTGAATGCGAACCAAAACGGAGGCGCATATCACGTTACCGAACATCAAGTAACAGATACTGCAAGAAACGACACAGGCGACTTCTATTATGCTGGTAATGCAGGTGCTGGTGCCGGAACTCGTCAAACCTCTTCTTACGAGTCTGGATATAATCAGCGCAATAATGATATCAAATCCAGCACCATTGACGGTTATATGGTGAAGGGAAATATGTCTTTGTTGAATAGCGATGTGAACATGACACAAAAAGAACGCGATTCAATGTTAAAGAATGAACGTTCGATTAGTGGTAATATGCCTTATAGAGCACCAGAGGTATCCAGTATGGGACAATTGTCAGGTAATGTAAAAGAGTACAACACCAAAATTCAGATGGAACGCACTGCTCCTGAGATGATGTTAAATCTACAATCCAATCCATATGTGGTTGACTACAAAAAAGGTCTATAAACACCTTAAAATAATATTTTGAATTACACAATACATAATATTATTTCATTTATTTAATCGGAACAGGAGCACCAATATAAATCAATAAGCCGGTAACCTGGTCGGCGATATCACAATGAATAATAATGTCATTATTCAAACTGTCTACGTTACCAATCACTTTGAAATTTTCATCAAAAATGTTTCCGATAGACAAGATATTCAATGCTTTATCGCCTATATCAATATTACCAATCACCATATTCGAATCTTTGATGACATACAAATCCTTTGGATAAGGCATCGAACGTATTATATTTTTATCAATCACCCCATTTGATGGCGACGCTTCTACATTCGACCCAGTTCCCCATAATTCATAATTATATTTGTTCATGTCTATTTTATTTGTAATTTTCAATTGAAAACTGCTTGGAAAATATTTACCATCTTTGGGTGAAAGAGCAATATAACTATTCAATTTGTTTGTTTCCATTGGTAATTCTACATCAGTTATTTCATTTCTTTTAATTTCTTCTGATGATTGATTCATATCTTCTGTTTGTTTTTCCAATACACATCCCATAGTATAAATTATAGGATTATTTTTTTTGCTAAAGTCCATACGTTCTTGTGAAATCGGTTCATTATTATTTTGTATTTCTTCAATCAATACTGCGAAATTAGCAATTGCAGGTATAGATTTAGTCTCACCATCTTCAAATTCGTTTTTTGCGTCATACGCAACCGCATTTTCCATTTCTTTCGTCGTTAACGATTCTTGAATATCTACTTGATAAATTAAACTAATGCATACAATCACGAATAACAGTGCAATTATCCAGACAAATTTCATCTTTGATATAACTTTACATTTTATTTACAATGACATCTTTGATAACACTTCGAATGATTTTATCACGGAACAATTTAGATTCTTGTTCTCCAAATCCACCTAAAATCGCATCGGATAGTTTCATAAACTCTTGATTGTCTGGCGTATCCATTTCTGTATAATTCGGATGTATTTCTGTCCATTGACGCATGGTTTTACAATTTTTATTCGCGACACGGTCCACTAAGTCCTTGATTGTTTGTTTCGAATTATCTTCTTTTGACCATTCGTCATTTTCACGAATATACACGGTTTCGCGTTTCAAATCCGTACAATGCATCGGTCGTTTATATGTATCAATTTCTCGCAATTTATTCACTAAAATACGTGAAATTCCGTTCACATATCCTAACCGCCCAGTTTCTGTTAAATCTTCTATATCTAACGTCATGTTCTCCAAAAAATCGGACATATTCATTGCGTCTTTACACTGTTCATTCAAAAATACATTCAAATTGAATTTTTGGTTATTATTTATCGTGTTATTTGTAATTGTTTGATGACTATGTTTTACACTTTCTACTAATTGTTTTTGCAATTCTTGATTATCTTTATGTTGTTCCACCATTAATTCTTTGAATTCCTGATTACTCGTCATCAATTCTTGATTTTGTTTAACCAATTCTAATAAAATATTTGAACTATTATTCGGGGAATCAAGTTCGTTATCCAATTCTATATCCATATCGACTTGCGATGTTTCATATAAAACTTCGTCGGGAATTTGTAAATTACATTTTTTACTGTGACGCCATAGGCCCGTTCTGTCTTTGTATTCCTTATTACACTCACCACATATGAAGCGGCATTTTTCGGCATTTTTCGGTTGCGGTTCTGTTGCCGATTTATGTTTTGCAGTGGTCAAATGTTTATCATAATTACTTTTTTTGCTGCATATAAACTTACATATTACACAACTATAAATTTCGGCATTTTTTGGCATTTTTTTATGTTGCGAGTGTTGCTATATTTTAGCAACATAAAAAATGCCTAAATTCTTTTTTGAAAAAACAATAAAAAAAGTATGCAGTCAAAAAAAACAAACAAAAAATGAAATCACAGCATTATGCTATGAACGTGTTTTTTAAAAACTTCGTTTTCGGAAACTATTTTGGAAAAATGAAAATTGGACATTTTTAAAATGTCCAAAAGTGAAAAAATCTACAGAGAGTTGGAAAACAAAAACACACACTTTTAGAAATCCTAGATAAATTATTTTAATAAGATATTTAAAGATTGTCTGCATAACTATAGTAGATATCAATTAGATATATTATAATTATGAGTGAAGATGATAAGAAGCATATTTCGATGGTCGTGTGTGGACACGTAGATGCCGGAAAGTCAACAACTACCGGACATTTGATTTTCAAATTGGGTGGAATTTCTGCTCGTGAGATGGAGAAGCTTCAGACAGAGGCAGACCAGCAAGGAAAGAGTTCTTTTGCGTTTGCTTATTACATGGACAAGGATAAGGCGGAGCGTGAGCGCGGTGTAACGATTAATTGTACCACGAAGGAGTTTCATACAGATAGTTACCATTATACTATTGTGGATGCTCCTGGACACAGAGATTATGTAAAGAATATGATTACCGGTGCTGGATGTGCCGATGTTGCACTATTGCTGGTGCCGGCCGAGATGGGTGGTTTTGAAAGCGCTATCGCAAAGGGTGACCACAGTTCGGGTGAGGTTCAAGGACAGACTCGTCAGCACGCTCGTCTTCTGGGTCTTCTGGGTATCGAAAAGATCATTGTAGGTGTAAATAAGATGGATTCTTGTGACTGGTCGGAGCAGCGTTTCAATGAAATTAAGGAAGAGATGTCGAAGATGCTTCAACAATCAGGTTTCAAACCCAAACAAGTGCCATTTATTCCTTATTCTGGTTATCATGGCGAGAATATGGTTGATAAAACCGATAAGATGCCTTGGTATAAGGGATGGAGTGCAAACTTGAGTAAAGATGAAATAGTCGAGGGAGTCACTCTATATGATGCTCTTGAGAAGTTTGCTCGCCCTCCTGTTCGTTTCCCTGATAGAACAGTTCGTATTCCGATTAATGGTATTCACAAGATTAAGGGCGTAGGTGATGTCATTACAGGTCGTATAGAACAAGGAACCATCAATTCTGGAGACACAGTTCGCATTGCTCCTCGTGGTATTAGTGGACTCAAAGTGTTCAGCATTGAAATGCATCATAAGACTTGGCCAAATGCCAAGCCAGGTGATAATGTAGGTATGAACATTAAGGGTCTAGACAAGAATAACCTACCAAAGGTAGGTGACGTGATTTCTCTTGAGAAGGAACCACTATTGGAACCGGTTGAGAGTTTCATTGCGCAGATTGTAGTCCAAGAGCATCCCGGTCAACTAAAACCTGGATTTGCACCATTGGTCCACGTCAGAACCGCAAAGTCTTCTTGTAAGATGACTAAGATTCTATGGAAGATGGGTAAAAAGACTGGAAATGAGAAATTGGAAAACCCCCCTTTCTTGGAGATGGGTGAATCTGCTGAGGTCGAGTTTACCCCTAAGCAACCACTTTATTTGGAATCATTCGTTGATTGTCCTGGTCTGGGTAGAGTGGCAGTGATGGACCAAAACCAATTGGTAATGCTTGGAAAGGTCATGAGTGTTAAGTATAAACCATACAAGTAAATAATATTCGTAAATCGTGTATACAATGTATCAACTCTCTAATTATACACAAATAAATATAGTGATTTTTCAACATATATTATGTTTGTTACAAAACACCCATAATATGAATACATCGCTGGAATACTAGTTCACAAAATTTAAATTATTGTATGTTTTTATTTGTAATATGAATATAATAAGAAATATTCATGTTAGTCATTGCGCATCGCGGTTATTCTGATAAATGTGGGGATAACAACATTCCATCATTTTTAGAAGCAGTACATTATGGATTTGACATGGTAGAAATGGACATTCAATTATGTAAAACCGGTGAAATAATTGTATACCACGATACATATTTATATAATAAACCAATTAGTGATTATACATTCAAAGAGCTACAAGAAAACGATATAGTCGGTTTATCTACAGTGTTTGATATAATCAAAATAGAAACAATCAAAATTTATCTAGATATCAAAGGGAATACCGATGTCATATATCCATTGATTGATATGTTGCGTTCAAGATTTTCAAGTAGACAATTGCAACGCATTTATATTAGTGGTTTCAGTCGGCATTTTGTAAAACCATTATTAGAATCTAAAATACCAGTAAAGATTGGATTATCTATATGTAACTCGTTTGAAAAAGACGACTTAGAATACCTAATCCGAAACATGAATTTTGTATGCATGGATTGGTCCTCGTTAAACCATGAAAATATAGAAATGCTTCATCATAAAGGTATTTTTGTATATACGTTCACATGCAGTGACGATTATATATTGCAACACATGAAACAATTCAAAATAGATGGTATTGTAACCAACTATGTATTATAAACCACGTCAGGATTACCACGTCAGAAATAACCCATATATGGTAATAAATACGTAAAAATAATATAAAAAATTTAGCAGTACTAGTGTATATATTATGCGAATAATGTTATCAATAACTAGTTACAGATAGTCCGTTGTTTTGAATAAAATTGAAATAATATAGCGATTACTAATGAAATACAGAACAAAACTACCAACAATGAGCAATACACGTAAACAAACAATCCGAAATACCTATCATATCATTTATAATTTGAATATAAATGATGTATACAATACAAATACTTTACAAACGTCCATTCGCAGTCAGATAGAAAACCATAAAACAAGCAATCGATTACAAGAGTTAGAACAAAAATTAATCGACTGGAAAATTGCGAATAAAGACCAACATAGCGAAGAAAGTTGTCCTATATGTTATGAACGAATACAAACAAGCAACTTTATTGCACCTCCTTGTGGTCATAAAATATGCCTAGGATGTTATAAACAGACCATATTATCCAACATTGAATCCGCGAACAATTGTTGTTTGTGTAGGCAATGTATTTTGTAACAAAAAAATAGTCGTGTATATTACTATAGATATGAAGTATTTACTGTATTTTTTATTTATGTGCGTTTACTTAAGTAATAGCCGAATTGTATGTGAAAATATACCATCGATACATTTTACTCACAATAATTTTATTTTAGTAAAAGATACGATAGACGAAGAGGTAGCAAATCGTTTTATTTACGAGTTAAACCAGATGCCAACTAAAGAGAATGTAACTGTATATCTGGATACAAACGGTGGTTCAGTTGAGCATGGAAACAAGATGCTAACAGAAATACAAAAATATAATTTAAGTTGTGTTGCTGAGCGTGCTTATAGTATGGGGTTTGTTTTATTGCAAGGATGTAATAAACGATATATTACACCATACGGTCGAATTATGCAACATCAAATAAGTTATGGTGTTCAAAATGAGAAGGGTAAAATAGATAGTTATGTAAATTTCATTGATCAAGTAGAAGACCAACTTGCGAACATGCAGGCATCCAAAATCAACATGTCGGTAGATACATTTCGTCTGAAAACAATGAATGATTGGTGGTTGATTGGTCAAAATGCCGTCCAAAACAACTGCGTTGATAACATAATGAATGTATATTGTGATTCAAAATTGACAAAAATGAATTATACAGTTTCATTTGGACCTTATCATCAAGTATATTCTCGTTGTCCTTTGGTATCTGAACCCATTGATTCTTTTATTGCCTCGGCAAAAATATAAAATATTTATTTGACAATAATTCATATAAATATTTTTGGTTTGATTATACAAGATGTCTTTGAAAACAACTACATTACATACACAGCAAGATCTATTACTCGATAGTTTGAAGGATTTTTATACGGAAACCGAAAATCTAAAAAAAATAATAGATATAGTAAATGGTGAATCAAAGATATCACTACGTATTGTCGACTGGTTCGTGACAAACTACGCAAAGAAGTATTTTACTGTATACGAAATACCAATGTTATTGGGTACAAAAGAGGAGAATGTGCGTTTCAAAGTATATAATGAATACAAATTGAAACTCAAAGCATATTCGAAAAAACGATTCGACCCTTTTTGCAGATGGGACCGAATTGAGATACCATATAACGATACTATGTATATGGAAACAACGATTGGACAACTCAACTTCTTCAAATGGGCATTACAACATAAGGTCATTGATTATATTGAACAGCATTATCAGCACATAGAGCAAGACATGAATAATCGTAACAGCACTTCCAAAAGAAAAGAAAGCATTGATGAAACAAAGCAAACCGATAAAGCGAAAACGCGAAAAAAACGAGAGGAATTATCAATTTCCGCTTGTAAATGTATTAAGAAAGAAAGTGTGAAAATAATTGTAAAATTCAATTAATCAGGTTATTTATGGGAAGGGAATAGTCAACCCGTAAGAATGAGAAGACTTCTCTATATTTTCATATTTGTTATTGGCTGCGTTGAAATATGTATGTTTATTTAATTGTTCAGTAATAAAGTCGCTAATGTTAGTAATCCAAACATCCCCTTCGTCGTTATCATAATTCACATCTTTATCAGTGTCAAGTATTAATACAGGTGTTTCTAAATCTTTATTTTTCAACCATACATCGTGATAAGTTTGGCATCTTTGTAAATATTCTAAAGCAATGTTCGATTCCCCGTCACGAGAACGTTTTTTAATTCGGTTGAGACAAACATCCGCAGTTGTATCTAAATATACGTATCCGGTAGGTTGATATAAGTCTTTATGTTCATCGTAAAATAAGTTGTAAATTTTGTATTCCATTTCGTTCATAACCCCGTCATCGTAAAGCATTTTTGCGAAAATATTCGCATCTGCTTCAATTGAACGTTCGCAAATAATAATTTTGCAATCTGGATTATCATTGATAGCATTTTTTAGATTTGCAATACGAGTGCAACACGCCATAATCTGAAAAGGAAATGCGTATTTTTCTGAATCTTGATAGAAATGTTTTAAAATAGTTGTATCTTCACTATCTTTGATGGTATCCCATTTATCAACCGGTTCTTTTAGAAATAAAACCTTATTTTTATGATGAATTTCTAATTCATCTTGTAGTTTTTGTAGAATGGTTGATTTACCAGTTCCGATATTGCCCTCAATGTTGATAATCAAAGGAAACTTCATGATGATTCGTTTTGTGTATATATATATTATTTACAAAAATAATCAGTTTCAATTTTATATTGTTATACCGTTATATCCGAAAATTTAATCTATATAAATATATATATAAATGTCTGATAAGGAGACTACACAAATGGTAAGGCGTGGGTCGATTGACGAACTTGCTGAAAAAATCCAAACTACGGTATCTAATCAAGATTTTCAACAGAAATCAGCGGTATATGTGAGTTTTGTTCTTGAGCTATATCGTGTTCTCATGGGGTCTATGTTGGTAATGTTCGTTCCTCAGAAGTGCGGAGACCATATTTGTGGTATGTTTGAAAATACTACCGTAATTCCCGAAATATATAATACAGCGATTGCTATGAACGCTTATTCGCTATTATGTTTTTTAATTATGTACATGGTAGAGATCAAACGCGAAAACAAATTAATAAATTATTTAGAAGTAGATAAAACATTGGCTTTTGACAACGAATCTGTTGGCGAGGCACTGGTGAACCTGTCTGAAGAAAAAAAAGAAGCAATTTGGGCACTTGACAGACGGTACCTGCATTCTGGATACCTTGCATTGAGTGCTTTTGTCATTAATGCTGGTATGAGTGGGTATGTCGTATTTACTAATTATTTAGATGATAAAACATTTACCGTATACTTGACTAATACGCTATTCATGGGACTGAAAGTAAAAGAAACATATGATATTGTTAATACCAAGAAAAATGTATTTTATTCTGCTTATTTAACTGATAGAATACAGTTCAATGCGGTGGATAAAGATAAAATGATTGAAAACGAGGTGGATACGTTGAATACTATGGAGAATCAAGGGACAAATGAGTTGGTCGTTTTGGAAGAAGAAGAATAATTATAGGAGAAATAAAGCTGGGTGTTTGTATTTGTCGTGCATATGTCACATGTATTGGATAATCTATATAAACGCGTTTGTATACATAATACAAATGTCACGACCAGATTGGAATGAATACTTCAAAGAAATAGTCCAAGTCACTTCACGTAGGTCTCCATGTACACGTTTAAAAGTAGGCTGCTTATTTATAAAAGATAACCGGATTGTGAGTCAAGGATATAACGGATTCTTACCAGATTGCCCACACGATAGTATTATTCGAGATAATCACGAACAAGCGACGATTCATGCTGAACAAAACGCATTATGTGACTGTGCGAATAGGGGAGTGTCATGTAAGGATTGTGTTGTTTATATCACACATTACCCTTGCTTAGTTTGTATACGTTTATTATTGGCGGCAGGTGTAAAAGAAATTCGATACATAGAAGATTATAAAAACGACGATTTAGTCAACTACTTTGCTTTACAAAAAAATGTAAACATTACAAAAATATAGGGCGGGAAAAAAATATAGAAACAAGTACTTAACATTTATAAACGAATGAATGTTAAGACAAATTTTTAAAAAAGAAATACAAACTGTATCATTTGAAGATGTACAATATGCGGTGAAGCATAATGATGATTTTTTAATAATTAATACATTGAACGAAGGTGACCAAGAACATTTGATTACTGGTACAATGTATTATAAAAACGAAGAAGAGAAAATCAATTCATTCGTGAACAATTATGATTTTTCAAGTAAGAAAATAATTATATACAGTGAGAATGCGAATGATAAAAGTGCAGAAAAGAAATATCATCAAATTACTTCATTGGGTTTTCAAAATGTATACATTTATCCAGGAGGGCTATTCGAATGGTTATGTTTACAAGATATTTATGGAGAGGAACATTTCCCTACTACAAAACCATTGCTTGATATTTTGAAATACAAACCAAAATCGTGTTTTTAATCCCAACTAGCAGGACGATGTTTCTTTCCTCCGTCATAAAGTACAGCAAAATTTTCGTCTACCAACCATCCGTTGATATGCTCGTCGCCCAAATACACATCCGCTAAAATACGACCATACTTTTCGTTAGAAACGTTACGTAGTTCTACAATTTTTCCCATAATTCTCTCTGAAAGGGCATCACGAACAAAATACGCTAATTCCTTTTCAGCTTCGGACTTTCCACGAATTTCAGGAGTATCAATGCCGTTCAATCTAACAGAAAACCGGTAAATTGGTGCATCTGTATTAGGTAATTTTGCAGCAATGGTGATGGTATCTCCATCATATACCTTGATAACTTTACCATATTGAATTGGATGGACAAACGGAATCGTATCATTATAACTGATTGAGTCTAAATACGAGGTATTCATATTATATATATATCATATTCATAATATTTTTTATACCTTTTTCTACTCTGATTAAAAAATTGATTTGATTATTTTATATCATTTGAATAGCAGTTAGAATAATTCTATTTAAAGTAAAACAATGGACCTCGCGCAAAATAAGCTATCAAGGAGTGAATGGGAATCAATTGAAGTTCCCTCTTCTTCGGAAGAAAAGGCGATTTTAAAAATGATGATAGATGGATTTCATCATGCAGATATACATACAAACAAAAATCAATCCCTGTATTCTTTCACCAAGATAGAAAAAACAGACGAAACTGAAATGTTGTTATTTGAACGTTATTTCAAAGACACTATGGAAAAAAGTATAAAAAAATATGGAAAAAATATCACTTCACAAACAAACACTATGCACGGTGCGCCTATAAAAAAAATGAAAAGTGCTGATATGATTCGCATTAATAATCTTGAAACCAATATCAAAGAAAATAAACAACATATTTACGAATTTGTATTGTTGGAGTTATTCCACGAATTATTGAAAAACTTACACAAAAATAAACCCCAGTTTGCCTTGTATTTGTATACACTGAGACGACTCGAACAAAACAGCATTCATTGTGTCAATCAACATGTGGCAAGTACAATTAATCGATATTTGATACATGCTGAGATGCGAATTGACGCAGATGATATTATCAAAAACGCATACAATTTCATTGAACGTAATTCGTACTTGCTAAAATATCAGGATTTAACATTGTTTGAACATCAACAAAAATTATTCGGATTGTTTGATTCTGATGAACAAGTTGCTCCGAAATTGGTGTTGTATACTGCCCCAACGGGAACTGGAAAAACAATCTCTCCTGTAGGATTATCTGAAGGGAAACGCATTATATTTGTATGTGTAGCGCGTCATATTGGTCTGGCTCTTGCGAAAGCATGCATTTCAGTAGAGAAAAAAATAGCATTCGCATTTGGATGTAAAGATGAAACTGATATTCGACTTCACTATTTCTCGGCGGTGAATTATACTAAGAACCGGCGTTCGGGAGGCATTGGTAAAGTAGATAACAGTGTGGGTACAAATGTTGAAATTATGATTTGCGATGTCCAGTCGTATTTGACTTCTATGAATTACATGTTGAAATTTAATCCAGTAGAACAGTTGGTAACTTATTGGGATGAACCTACAATTACTATGGATTATGATGAACATGATTTACATAGCGTGATTCATCAAAATTGGAAAGAAAACAAAATACCGAACATGGTTTTATCTTGCGCTACGCTACCGAGTGAAGATGAAATAAAGAGTGTATTTGCGGATTTCCAGGATAAATTTGAACAAGCAGAGATTCATACAATCAAAAGTTATGATTGTCGTAAGTCAATTCCAATGATAAATAAACAAGGTTTCGCAGTGGTTCCTCATCTACTGTATGAGAATTATGCTGAATTGGTCGAGTGTGTACATTATTGTAAAGAGAATTTGACGTTGTTGCGATATTTTGACTTGAAAGAAATCATTCGTTTCATTGAATATGTTACAACAAATGAATTTGTACTACCTTGTGTAGAATTCGAGGAACATTTCCAGCGTATCGCAGATGTCACTATGAATTCTATCAAATTCTATTATTTGGAGGTCTTGTCGCATTGCAAACCTGAATCTTGGACTACGGTCTATAATTACATGAAAAATACACAATTGTCAAATTTCGATAAGGCAACGCAGAGTGGTTTTGGAGAAACAAAACTGAATACAAACCCAAATAGTAAGGGTATTTTGTTGACTACATCTGATGCACATACATTAACAGATGGTCCGACTATCTTCTTATGCGAGGACGTGAAGAAAATCGGCAATTTCTATATGCAACAGTCGAATATTCCAACTGTAATGTTTCAAAGTATATTACACAATATTTCAAAGAATGATGAAATCATCCACAAAATTACTTATTTGGAAAATGCGATTGCCAATAAAGAAACAAAGGTCGGTGCGGACAATGAAGAAACGAGTGCTCGTGAAAGTGGTCGGTTATGTCATGAATCGCAACAATGGATGAACCAAATCGAAAAAATGCGCAAAGAGATTAAGTTGATTTCGTTAGATGCGTCGCATGTACCCAATTCAGTTGCTCATCAAAAATTATGGACACCTGATAACGAAGTACGCGAAAATGCGTTTGTAGCATCATTGGACGAAGAACATACACGCACAATCATGTCGCTTAACATTGATAATCATCTGAAGGTATTATTACTTCTGGGTATAGGTATGTTTATCGAAAACGTGGATGTGAAATATATGGAGTTAATGAAACAATTGGCATCTGAACAGCGTTTATTCATTATCATTGCTTCGTCTGATTACATATATGGAACAAATTATCAGTTTTGTCACGGATTCATTGGTAAGGACTTGACGAAAATGACTCAGCAAAAAACACTACAAGCACTCGGTCGTATTGGTCGTAATAATATCCAACAAGACTATAGTGTGCGTTTCAGAGATGATAATATGATATCACAACTATTCAAACCTGCTGAACATAACGTAGAAGCAACCAATATGTGCAAACTCTTTTCAAGTGAGAATTAGAAATACTAAAAGTAGAATTGTAATACTGTAATAATACATATGTATTTTTTATTTACATTATCACATCATAAATGGTATGATAATTATTTTTTAGTGATATTAAATAATACTATGAGTAATATATAATACTATGCATCGTCGCGGATATCACGGTAGACGTCATTTTCATGGTAGACCATTTTATGGAGGTTGGAGAGGTTATGGTTATGGTCGTCCTTACTTAGGGGGATGGGGATATCGTCCTTTTATAGGATATCCTTATTATAACCCGATTCTTTGGTAAAATTTTGTAAAAAGTGCGCAATAAATATCCTGATAATATTATTGTTGCTGGTAATGTGGTGACCCGTGAGATGGTAGAAGCGTTGATTTTGTCGGATGGCGTGGATGTGGCAAAAGCGTTTGGCGCAGGAGGTGATTTCGTCATGGTAGGTGGACAATTCGCGGGACACGACCAACACCCAGGTGAAGTCATGGAAGATGAAAATGGAAAAAAGTACAAGGCATTTCACGGTATGAGTTCAGACAAGGCGCAAAATACACACTTTGGCAAAATGAATTCTTATAGAGCATCTGAAGGACGCGTGTTAAAAATACCTTACAAAGGCGATTTGAACACTACTGTTTTGGATTATTTAGGTGGACTGCGTAGCACATATACGTATATCAACGCACCTACGATTAAACAAATAGCTAAGTGCACCACATTTATTCGCGTTTCCCAGCAAGTTAACAATTATTTTGGAGGGAATTAAGAAGTTATTGTAAACTTTTTCTATATATATTATAGAAAAAGTATGAATTTAGTTTTAGATACAGACATCATATGTAATTTCATAGCAGGAGGATTATTAATTGCTGTATCTGGGTATATATCGAAATTTCATAGTCCATACGTAAGTGGTCTATTATACGGTTCTTTACCATTAGGGGCTTATTATTTATATTTGTATTCCATTTACAATGGAGGGACTAAGTCGAATTTTATAACGGATTTAGATAAGGGTCGCGAATTTGTAAACGGGTCCGTGATTGGTGGCGTTCTATGGGTGATTATGTTAGCGATGCTTTATCTGAATCTCCAGAATCCAATTAATATGGTTTTTATTTCGTCGATTCTATATGTTCTCTTTCTATGGTTACTTATGCCGAAACCAACGGAAAATTGAATCAATTACAATGGAATCAATCACAATGGAATCAATCACAATGGAATCAATCACAATGGAATCAAGCACAATGGAATCAAGCACAATGGAATCAAGCACAATGGAATCAAGCACAATGGAACAATTGACAATGGAATTAAGCAATATTGAATTAACCATATCTGAACCAAGCGAAATCAATGCTGAAAACCTGCATAATGCACTTCTAATAATGCCTTATTTTCGCAATCATGCGGCAGCAAGTGGGGCTGTTCATAACGTATCTAATCATGAGACCGCAGTCGAACACGTGTTTCGTCAACACGGTTTCGCAGAGGATAAGACAAAATTAACTAAAAATAAGGTCAACCAAGCTCTCGCTCACAATATTGAGGTCATTTCAAGAAATACATTCAAATCGCAACCATGCGGATCACATGAATCACCCGATTTCCTTGTGAATATGAATGGTAGAATGTTTGGATTCGAATGTAAGTCTACAACGAAAAAGGTTAGCAAACCACTTTATAATTCGGGAAGTGTCAAGCGGAATTTGATATATATATTCACCAATGAAATTGAGAACGCTACCACATTATATCTTGGTTGCGATATAATTACTCATGAACAAGAGAAAATCATTGCTGAACTTATTCAGAAGCAACGTGAGTTGCAAAGTGAATATAATAAGAAGCTATTGGATTTAGATACTAACAACAGAGGTATTTCGTATTATACCCGACCTATGATTGGTCAATCTGGTAAATCAGAGAAAACCAATTATTTTACACATGGAGATCGAAAAAAATGTGAAGATAATGTATTAAAATTTCTAATGACTTATGAATAAATAGGTAAAATGGTTTTCAATTCAGTTGTATTGATTGCGTTATTGCCAAAATATAATTCTACGAATTCGGTAGTTCTTTTATCTGTAAACGATTTAATTAATGATTTGTATTTTTTCATCAATTCTTTCTTGGAAATGTCTTTGTTATAACGAATATTGATAAGATGATTTTCTATCAAATAAGGTCCGCTCATGTCTACAACCGCATAGGAAAATATATATTTTCCTTTTCCATATCCACGGTTCAATACCATGGTCAATCCATTAACACCTTCTTTGCGTATATAATTTTTCTTCTTTGGGTCTTTGTATTGGGTTTGTACCAATTTATTATTTTTAACATCGCCACTATAGATTAATCTTGTTTGTTCTTTATCGTCAGTTAACGAGTCTTTTACCTGATTCCATACAACAGTACCAACATTCACATCGAACCCCAATTGCGATAACGTTTTTGAACCTTCGTATAGTTCTTTGATACGACGTGTATTCGAAATGCTATTGAATAATGTAGTAGTTGACGCATTCATGGTGAATTGGTCATTATGGTCCTCAGGTGGAGTCGTATTTTGAATAATAAATATAATTGTATCTTGTGCGGTTTCCATAAATAAATTCGCGTCACAATGGATAATATCGATAATTTTGTATTTTTCATAAATGTGATGTCGTAACAAAGAATAATATAGGCAATTTACAAAATTCTTAGGAAGAACGAATGCCAATATTCCATCTGTTTCTAAGAATTGAAGAGAATGAATAATAAATAGAGTGAAAATGTTTGGACGACCATCAATGAATTCGTGGAAAATTTCATCTACGTCACTTTTTTTCATCACAAAATATGGTGGGTTGCCAATAATCAAATCAAACTTTTTATTGGAATTCCATTTTAAATAATCTTGGTTAATAAGCGTTAATTGATTGGCCTCATACGTTTTGTTTTTAATGTTTTCGAAAATAGTATTGTTCAATTCAATTCCAGTGATATCTACATTTTGATAAGTTCGGTCAATTATATTTAAGAACTCACCAGACCCACAAGAAGGTTCTAATATGGTTTGGATAGTCGGGTTTTCTTTGTTTACTCGTTCAATTGTCATATTGATAATACTTTGTGGAGTAAAGAAAATACCCTCATCTTTTTTCGTTTTATTGTCGATTGACTTTGTGATTGACTTTGATAAATCTGTAAATTCGTCACCTTTCATGATAATATATATATATATATACATTAATACTTTTATATGGATTCAATTTTGTACATATCAGAAAAATAAAAAACAATATTGTTTTATGTTTGTATAAATTTTTATGTAAAAGATAACATTTCTTTAACGGTTTCAACAAATCCTCCCATATGACTCGTTTTTATTTCTCTTTTGTTAGGTGCTTGCGGTGGCTGAATTAGTTCTCTGTACATTCGGTCAATCGCGTACAACGTATATGTATTTTTGGTCGTTGAAGAAAATGGGAAATAAGGTCGATTCATTGGAATAAAATCTTTTACTAATTCGACAGTATTTGGTATAGACAGTGTTTCGTTTGATTGTGTATTCAATATAAAGATATCCAATATGTCGTCTTCCGTAAATACAGTATTTATTTTTATTTCTTCAAACAGCAATTCTCGCAAGTGTTTCATTGTAATATTTCCGTTGCATGTAACACTTAACGATTTACATGCAGTGGTGTTCAGGTCAAATGTGTAGTTCATGATTGTTTCGATGTTTGGTGCCTACAGATGGATTTCGATAATTTTTTTCAATTTTATCAAGAAATCTTTCCGATAAAGCATACGTAACGTTTATACCATTTGATTTGTTTTGGTGGTTGATTCAGACATTCAAGCGACGATAACATTCTATCTTGACTATAAGACCATTCCATTTTTGACTTGTTGTAAATATATTTACGTATATACTATTATCAGTATATTATTTCAATTTTACTTTTGAAAATGGGATAAACATAACACGTCATATACAGTAATAATGGAACAAGCAGAGTTAATATTGCGTATTGTTGAATTGGAAAAATTAAATCAGCAACTTCAAAACCAGTTGCGAGAAGCGAATGTCTATTTGAAAATGTATGAGGTGAAAAATAAAAAGGTGATGTTCAAAAGTAAATTGTAAAACGCATATAAAAATATCCTTACCATATATACTAACAATGTCCCAAGAAGAATTAATATTACGTATTGCCGAGTTGGAGAAACAAAATGAACAACTCAAAAATGAACTTGAAGAAACGAAGGTTCATTTGAAAAAATATACTGCACCCGCCAGCAGTAAAAAGTATTATCAAAAACATAAGGAAGAACATAAGCAACGGGTTCGGGAATATCAAAAGCGTACGAATTACAAAAGTGAATCTAAACATATACCAAGTACTGAACAGCGAAAAGAGTACAATCGACGAGCATATTTGAAAAAGAAAGAAAATGAACGATTGGAAAAAGAAAAACAAGAGAGTCAAGAAAACATTTAAGTATTTTTTAGTTAGTATTAAAAACTACTTAGAGAATTATCTATATATATATATTATATAGAAAATGACAACCAAGTGTATCGGAAAAGATAGAAATGATAATCCCTGTCGTAATAAGGGTATTCAAGATACGAAATGCTGCAAAATTCATCAATATATGAAGGATTATACAGATGATATGTTGAACAATTTAAGTAAATGTTCAGGATGCAAAAAACAATATTACTTGATAGATGGAGTAAAAACTTGTGAGAACTGTAAGCAACGTGGAAAATCAAGTAAAGAAAAACAAAAAGAAACAAAAGTATTATGTAAAGCGGAGAATTGTACATTCAAGAAAAGTGACGAAAATGATTATTGTATGAAGCATCAAATCAATATATTTATCGATGAAACACTTGCTTTGGGAAAGAAGATGTGTAAAAACTATGTGCGTGGTTGTAAAACACAATTGGAAAATGATTATTCAAAATCGTCTTGTGAATCATGCTTAGAAAAGGACCGTGAGAGAGATAGAAAACGTCGTGGAGGTAATGCTTCAATGGAATTGGATGATACGCACCAATTTTGCGGTTCTTGTTGTAAAACTTGTACAAAAGATATGTTTGAAGGAGAGAAAGGTTCTACGAAGACATGTTCTGTATGTCGTGAACGTAATAAACTTCAAGATGAAAAACGCGATAAGGAACATCGTAACGCAGTTGCTCGTATCGCAGAACAAAAACCAGAACGCAAAGAAAAGAAACAAGAATGGAAAGAAAATAATTATGAAAAAGTGGCATTGACTACTATGAATTATCGGCAAAGACAAATCGAAAATGATGTGGATGGCTATTTGAAGAAAAATGCTGAAAATGCGAAGCAATGGCGGGAGAATAACCCCGAGAAAGTAGTAGACAATAACGAAAACAAGAAAAATAACATGAAAATTCATAAATCAAACTACAAACGAAGTGCGGAATATAAAAATTTGGCATTTGAATTGAATGATACTGATTTTGAACGATTAACAAATGAGAATTGTTATTATTGTAGTATCAAAGAAGAAAACCGATTAAATGGTATTGACCGCAAAGATTCTATCATTGGTTATACATTGGATAATTGCGTAAGTTGTTGCACTATGTGTAATTATGTGAAAGGGAGTTATGATGTAGATTATTTCTATAAAAAAATAGAACATATATTAACTTATAATGGAAATATTAAAGGTAATTATTGTTATGAATTGATGTGTGATATTTCAGGTGCAACCTATAGTCAATACAAGTATAGAGCAAGAAAAAAGGGGCTCGCATTTGATATAACAAAAGAACGGTATAATAAAATGAGACAAAGCCCTTGTTATATATGTGGAAAAGAGGGCAATCGTATCCATAATAACGGCATAGATAGAATAGATAACCAACAAGGATATACAATTACAAACATACAAGCTTGTTGTTCAGAATGTAACTATATGAAACGCGATTATGATATGAATGATTGGATCAGTAAGATGAGTAAAATTTATTACAATAAGATTCAAGGCAAAAAAGAAATAGTAGATATAAAAAGTACTGAAAATAGTAAAACAAAATCAAATAAGAGGATTATACAAAACAAACAGAAAAAAACAAAAGAAGAAATATGTGAGACTGCAAGAATTAAAAAGCAGAAACAAAGACAGGCGTTGCGTGAAAAATACGGCAATGAGGAATATAAGAAAATGAAAGCAAAAGAACTCTCAGAATATCGTGCGAAAAAGAAAGCATCATCAAGTTAAATTCAAAATAATATTAGAATTTAATATTATTTTGAATTTGTTGGTCCCCCCCATTTATTAGATACATATTATTATTATGTAGGTCCCCGTACATATTGATAGTGTTTATGTTCTATTAAAAATAATTAAGTGTATGATTTTTAATTATTTTTAGATGTTTTTGATAAGATATTTAATGAATTTTTAATTTATAGGTTCCTTTATGTTGTAGGTCCCTATCCCAGCACGATTCTAGGCACTCTATCTAATTACTATACGCTATTCCCGCCATGCCGGACATCACACGGAGCACGTTGTAGTTAACCGCGTACACTCTGACCTTGGCGGTGTTGGTGCCAGAGACGGTGTTGGAGGAAAGGACAAGCTGGAGGACAGCGTTGTCAATGCGGGAGAAGTTGCAACTTCCGGAAGGCTGGTGCTCCTCAGGGCGAAGGGCGAAGGAGTACACGTTGATACCAGCGTCAGGGGCGCGGGTGTGGTGCTGGAAGGGCTGGACGGTATCGAAGTAAGATCCCTCACGCTCGGAGAAGCGGTCCTGGCCGTTAAGCTGAAGCTTGGCGGTCACAACGGGATTCTCACCCCAGCAGTGCATGTCAAGGGCGGTCTCGGCAAGCACGAAGGTACCGGCATCGGAGAGAGCAGAGCCAAGGGTGGCGGCATCAACACCGGACACATCGGCGGCCTCGTTCATCTGGAACACACCACCAGAGATGACACCGTTATCACCAGAGGTGGCGTTGTCACCACCGAAGGCGTGGATGGCGTTGGGAAGAGCATCAATGGCATCAGTGTAGTTGAAGGGCTGGGCACCGAGGGTCTTGTAAAGAGTGGAACCACCCTCAAGAGAAGAGCAGTAATCCACGTTGGAATCAGGCTGCACAACCCACACAAGCTCCTTACAGGGGTGGTTGAAGTTCAGCTTGATCTTGTTGGAAGAGGAACCGACAGACTCGTCACCGGTGAACTGCACCTGCTCGATGAGGTACTCATGGGGGTTCTGGGCCATCTTGCGACGCTCATCGGTATCAAGGAAGATGTAGTCCACGTACAGAGAAGCGGCAACCAGAGACTGCTGGTAGGCGGCGGCAACGGACTTGGAAGCACCGGAGGCATCAGCCAGGGTGTTCACGGCCCAGAGGCACTCACCGATGGGGCGGAAATCGATGTTGATCTTCACCTCGTGGTATTGCAGAGCAATGAGGGGAAGAGCAAGTCCGGGGTTGCGGCAGTACCAGAACTGAAGGGGCACGTAAAGGGTGGTCTCGGGGAGGGCGTTGCGGGGAGCGCACACCTGAGAAGGGGCAGAAGTGGAGGCACAGGGGCCAGACACAGCGGCGAAGGTGGGGTCGGTGATGTAGGTAAGCTGGGTGGTGTTACCGATCATCTTGTAGTAGCCGGACTGCTGCTCCTTGGAAAGGGTCAGCTGGTTCCAGATGTGCATCCAGTCGCCATACTGGCGGTCGATGCGCTGGCCTCCAACCTCAATCTCCACCTGGGCGATGAGCTGCTCACCAACGAAGTCCAACCAACGGGCATAGACGTCACCACTGGCGACGTCCTGGTTGATCTCAGGAAGAGTCACCTGAAGGTAGGTGCGGTAGGCAAGATCACCATTACGGGAGATAGTGCAGGTCACGCGACGGCCGAAGTCAGCCTGTCCGGAGAAGGTCTGCTCGATGGACTCCATCGCGAAGTTGGTGTGGCGTCTGTAAGACACCTTCCAGAAAGTGATTTCAGGGGTTCCAGTTAGGAACACGTCTTGGGCGCCATAGGCGACAAGTTGCATAAGTCCTCCAGCCATTTTGGATTATATATACTATTACAAAAGAAAATAATTTTGGAAAAAACACATTATTTCATTTTTTTATTGTCGTTTCATTTTTCCTAAATTATATCTTGTATACACACCACAATTGTAGTTTACTTGGAAAAATTACAATTCGCACTGCTTACGGTAAGTATTTGTAATTTTGTATTTTACAATTGTAACCACAATACATCACAATTGTAAAATAGTTTTTTTTGAACTAAATATATACATATCAATTGTCTAGAAAGCAATGTTCAGTAGAATTGCTTATTATGAAGTGTTCTAAATAGTTTTCTTCAAATATTTCGCGTTTGTTTTCATGTTTTTTCGTAAAAATGTATTTGTCGTTTTGTTTTTTTATTGACCATCCTTTTTCTAAAGCATTCGATAAAAATAATAATTTTTGTATAGCTTTCGGTGTAAGGTTGGCTTTTTCTATATCAATTTGATTGGATAACATTGCCCATATATATGTCTCAATAGACTTATTTTTTTCTTTGTCTACGAGTTTTCCTCTTATTTTTGTTATCCCGTTTTCGTTTTGTCATCTTCTTTTTTGTTTTTCTCCTTTTTCCTTGTCCTCTCATCGGTACCATTCTACTTGGAACAACGGCTTGTGTAGGAATGCTTCTGAAGGTATTTGAAATATTAAATAGGTTATCGAATCCTTTCTTCAATATTTCAGTTTCACTCTGTTTGTTCTCTTCTTGTATAGCATCTTTCAACCCCAATAATCCGGTTGCTGCTTCGACTTCTTCTTCGGTCGGTTCAACCACTGTCATCTTGGTTTCTTTTAATGCGATTAACGCGTTTGCTGCTTGTATTACATCATCCAAATAAGCTTGTTGCTGCGGTGTCATCATTTCTTTTTCTTCTTCTAATTCTTCTTTCTCATTTTCATATAATTTTATCAACTCTTCTATGGCGCTTTCTTTTTCATCTTCGTTCGCATTATTTACGTCATCAATAATATTCAGTAATTTTTGTAATGCTGATACTTCATATAAATTAAGTGTTTCTTCTATCGGTGCATTACGCAAATCATCCTTCAAACCATATTTTTCCGCGAATTCAAAGCGATATGACAATATATTATTATGTGTTAAATTAGTATTTTCTATAGTAATGTTTGGATTAATGATTAGGTCAGTATATTCTTTTATAAAAGTCGCTATTTCGTTATTTAATTCGTTCTCATTTAAAAACGATTGTATATCATTTTCTTTTTTTTGTATCTCCTGTTTTAAAATATTGATACCATTTTGTAATAATTTAATTTGACTCCTAGATGCGGTTCCCGTGCTTTCTACTTTTATCATATTTGTAAATACCAATCGCAATAACGCATAATTCATACTCATTTTACCCAAACTGTCGCTCTTACGTTCATCAATTCCGTTTGTTGTTGAATACATAAATACATCCTGGTAAATCATCCGTTCTGTAAATACATTCGCGTTTTTAGAGGGATTATTTAATCTATTCATTAATGCTTCTGGAACAACGCCGCTTAATTGCTGTATTTTTTTTACTTCAATATTATCATTAAACAATGACTTCAATAAATAATTACTATCTACAATTGTAGTTGCGTTACTTACTATCAAATTGATAAGAATCTGCCCTATTTCATTATAAGAAATTATACGTGTTTGTAACATATCTAATGGTGGCAACGGTTGCTCTATTCCTTGAGCATTATACAAGGTATTTTGGTCTACGGATTTCAATATGTTTGATAAAATACCGAGATAAAATAGTCCCTTCGATTGGTTTAATGATTGTGATAAATACTCAATAATTGGGTTTATCTGATTATCACCAATGCTAATAGTGCGCTGATTTACCCAGGCATTTTTATTCATTTTATTGATTTTGTTTTTTAATATTTGACAGTAAGATAGATCTCCTTTGTATATAGTGTTTAATATGTTCTTTGTGTTGTTATAATGTAAGGCGAACACTTCATCGTTTCCTTTTCTTTTTGTTGTTAAAAAAGATTTATCTGATTTTATTTGGTTACAACATCTATGAGACCAAGCGTATTCTAAATTATGCTCTGGGGATATATTTTTTTTGTCAACAGATGCTTTGTATAGTTCTAACAATAAAGAACCTTGATATACGGGCAATATGTGCTCGCATTCCGGTGGAAAATCATTTACATTATCGTCTATTAACTTCAACCCACAAATATAGCAAGGTGTATTATTATCCCATTTCCCTATCACATTGACACATTGTGTAGTTGGACTACTAGGCTCCCACCAATCGCGGGCTGTTATGAATTTCATCTCTGGAAATTCAGTTTGTATTTTGTATATTTTTGTAAAAGCACGTCTGGCTTCTAAAGATATTAAATCATCCAATGAAAACACTTTTTTTGTATACAATTCTTGTGATTTAGATGGTCTACTGGATTCGGTGTCTGTTTCTATGAATGTATCAGCTTTCCTTTTTCTCGACATATACATTATTACATTATTTATATTATCCTTATTCTTAAAAATTAACATAAAAACACTCTCGTAGATATATCCAAAAATATCAAATATGTCTTCATCGAAAGTGACCAAAACATCAGTTCACACGATTGATGAAAAACATACGGAAATAATTAATGAAATTAATCATAACCACGAAACGGTTATACCTGAATTGTTAAAAGAAAAGAGTCGACTCAAAGATTATATACGCTCATTGAAAAAATCTCAAATAGATGACTATATGGAAACACGTGACCGGATTTATGCGATACAAGACGAAATTGCTGTTATGAAACAACAAAAAAAGGATTATTATCTCAACAATTCAAAATATATTTTTGACTATTTTGAACAAAAAAAACAAATCTCGGCAAATGAAACACCGAATCCACATTCAGAAGTAATTAATACATTCTTTAAAATCAAATCAAACACCTCCGATGCTGCTAATCCGCAAAGTGCCAAATACGTTAAATCTAAAAAATATTATCAAAATTATTGGAAAAATGTCTGTAATGATAATTATAACATGCAAGATTGTATAATTGCTTCAGATGTATGTCAAGTATGTAATAAAGGTGAAATGATCCCCCAAGACGAGGAAGGCATCCTAATTTGTAATAATCCTGAATGTGCGAAGTTCATCACGTATATTATCGATGGCGCCAAACCAAACAACAAGGACCCACCTAACGAAGTATCCTATACCGCTTATATTCGATTGAATCATTTCAAGGAAATTTTATCACAATTCCAAGCAAAAGAAACAACACAAATACCAGAAATAGTCATAGATGCGATTAAAGCGCGTATCAAAAAAGAGCGCATTGAAGATACGTCTACATTGAATTACAACAAAATGCGGGACATATTGCGTAAATTAGGTCTGAATAAGTATTTTGAACATATTCAATACATTAATTCTTTGTTTGGGATTAAACCACCTGTAATGAATGAGGAACTACACGAAACATTATGTGTGTTATTTATCGAAATTCAAAAACCTTGGGCTGTACATTGTCCAGCAAACCGAACTAACTTTTTCAATTATACATATACGTTGTACCAATTATGCAATTTGTTAGACCAGACTCAATATTTACCATATATTCCGATGATGAAAGACCGCGAAAAACAATTGGAACAAGATATGATTTGGAAAAAAGTATGTGATGATTTAGACTGGGTCTTTTGTCCAACTGTGTAATTTTATACATATGTAAAATCTATTTAGAATTATAATTATATTTTACACTACGATTATGCTATCTTGTGAAGAAAAAGAGTTTGTCAATCTTTCTTACAATAATACGAATGAATATCGCAAAGAAATAAGACGTATATTTTGTATGGACTCTTCTAATTATCCAGACATAGATGATTCTATTGATATTGAGAGCAAAGATGAGTTAGAATATGACGAAAAAACAATGTCTGTAGCATTAGACCGAATTTATGCAAACACCAAGGACCATCCAACATTCAAAGAAATATTTGAAAAATCGGCAGGATGTATGTTTTCTATCGACCCCGAAATTGGATTAGCGGTTTTGTGCAGTTATGACTATTTAGATGTCTTCATTCCGTGTTATAGAGAATATATGCTTACTGGTGTATTTGATACAACAAGCATATATTATGTAAATTTGTTTAACAAACTATATGAATAAATGATGATGAAATTTACTCTTCTTTATTAGCCTCTGCCTCTGCGTCAGCCTTCT